TGACGCCTGCCCGCGTAAAGAATGCAAAGGCCAAAGTGGTAGAGCCTTATTTCGGCTACCTGAATAAGACATACTGCAAGCTGTTCAACAACTGGTCGGGCTTTGGCATAACCACCGACCCCAGCAAGCAGCCAAACAGTGAAGCCCTGAACATGCTGCGGCACAGTTTCCCCGACGAAGCGGGTGTGCGTGAACAGATAGACCGCATCATGCAGATGGAACGCCAACGCAAGGTAGAACAGTTCCGCAAACTTATGGAGAACCTGCCCGCGGAACGCCGCCTGCCGTTAAGCCGCGAACAATACCTGCTGAATTTCGGTGCGGAAACAGGCCACAAGAACGCCATCGAGGGCAGCGGCCTGCGGCCTACACTTTTGGGCATGAAACGCGATTATGACTGTTTCGACGTGCGTTTCCGTCAGTATGCAGGCAGGCGTTGGACGGTGAAATACGACCCCGATAATCTGCATGAGGTGCTGGCAGTAAGTGAAGACGGCACGCTGCGCTTCATGCTGACAGAAAAATACGTGCAGCCGATGGCACTTGCCGACCGCAAGGAGGGCGACGCGGCCGCACTTCAACAGGTGCAGGACTTCAACAGGCATCTGGAACAACATGTAACGGAACGCCTCGCGCTGGCTTATGAAAAGGCGCAGCCCGTTATTGCACAGGACAATATCCTCAACCGCCTGCTAATATGTGACAGCCGCGGGCAGCACAAACTGCCGAAAGCGCAGAAACGCCTGAATACCATTGACGTGGAGGCGGTAGAGGTCAAGACGGTGGAAGTGCCCCTGATACCGCAGGGCGCGGCCGCTTCGGATAAAGACGATTATTCAATTTTCTAAAACGAAATAAGATGCAAAAGGACGAAAAACAACAGATTGCCGCACGTCTTAAAGACTACTGCGCGCAGAAAGGCAGCCAGAACAAGGCGGCCAACAGTATGAATGGCGTAAGTGCGGCCACTGTCAGCAAGGTGCTGGCAGGTGATTGGGACACCATCAGCGAGGAAATGTGGCGCACGATAGCTGCCCAGACAGGGCACGAGGCAAAAGCGTGGCGCATCGCTGAAACACGCGCGTACAGCCGCATGGGCTTTCTGCTTGACAATGCCCGCGAGGACAGCCTTGTGCTGGCCGTTACGGGTGACGCTGGCTGCGGTAAGACGGAAGCCATAAAGAACTACGCCGCCACGCACCGCCATGTTTACCACCTCTGCTGCTCCGAATATTGGAACCGCCGCACGTTCATGGGCAAGTTGCTGCAATGTATGGGCGTGGACTTCACGGGCAGCACGGTGTCGGATATGATGGACGACATCATCGACACGCTCAAACGCAAGGAAAACCCGCTTGTGGTGCTTGACGAGGCCGACAAACTTTCGGATCAGGTGCTTTATTTCTTTATCAGTCTTTACAACCAGCTGGAGGGACATTGCGGCATCATCCTTTGCGCTACCAATTTTCTGGATAAGCGTATCAAAAAGGGTCTGCGCACCAAACGCAAGGGGTACGAGGAAATTTACAGCCGTATAGGGCGCAAGTTTGTGGAGTTGCAGGTGGTGAACAGCGAAGATATAGCCGCCATTTGCGTGGCAAACGGCATTACAGCCACGAACGCCATCAACCGCATAGTGGAGGACTGCGAATGTGATTTACGCCGTGTAAAACGTGCTATTTGGGCTTTACAAAAGGAGGAAAACAAATGATTGAATTGATTTTTCGACAAACTGCCTGTACAGGAGGTGATGAAACTGCACCATACGATGTTTTCTTGACGCAGGAATGCACAGTAGAAGAATTTGTTACCTCGGTTTTGGATAGAAATGAATGGGGCAACATCAACATAAAAGGTTGTGGTCGTATAGAGTATAGGCGGGATAAGATTATATCTACCACTCTGACTAATGGTGAAATGTCCTATTTGATTAAATCAGTTCACGCTGCTGGCGGTTGGTCAAGGATGGATTATTATCTGGAAATAAAAGCGTAATACCTATGGGACGGGCGATAAGCAATAAAAACGTGCTGACGGCAAAATTTGAGGTGGCCGACTTTGACGGGGCGTTTCTTGCCAGCTTCGGGCGGCCAGAACTGCGGGGCGCGTGGATAATCTACGGCGGCAGCGGTTGCGGTAAAACCACCTTTGTGATGCAGGTCTGCAAGTACCTTACCCGCTTTCGCCGCGTGGCATACAACAGTCTGGAACAGGGTTTAAGTCTGTCATTGCAAAAGGCATGGGAACGTGTGGGCATGGCGGAAGTCGGCAACCGTATTATCCTGCTGAATAAAGAACAGTTGAAAGAACTGCGTACCCGTTTGAAGAAGAAACAAAGTCCTGACGTGATTGTGATTGACAGCGTGCATTATTTAAGGCGTTTTAATATGGATCAGTACCAGACTTTGCGCGACGAGTTCCCCGATAAGCTGTTTATTTTCATCAGTCATGAAAAGGCAGGCCAGCCCAAAGGTATGATGGCACAGAATATCCGCTATGACAGTGAGATAAAAATACGTGTGGAGGGTTACAAGGCATTCGTCACTACCCGTTACGAGGTTGCCGACCTCGGAGAGGGCGGCGCAGACTTCGTGATATGGGAGGCAGGCGCACAGGAGTATTGGGTTGATAAAATGTAAAAGGATATGGCAGAAAACAAGACAATGGATAAAATCCATAGGGATATTTTGAAGAAGTTCCACACCCTTTGCAGCGTGTTGGGACTGACCGACGCCGAGAAACGCGCCATCGTGGAAAGTTGCGGGGTTGAAAGTAGTCGCGACATGGACACCCACGATTTGATAAACGTGTGCGGCAAACTTTCGGCACAGGTGAACGAAAAGACGGGCGCGGGTGAAATGGACAAACTGCGCAAGCGTGTAATGGCCGCCATTGGTGGCTACCTCAAAGCCACGGGCAAAGAGAGCAACGCCACGGTGATTAAAGGTATTGCCTGCCGTGCCACGGGTCACACTGATTTTAATAAAATCCCGCGTGAAAGGTTGCGCAATCTGGTGGCCGCGTTCAACAATAAAGTAAAAGACGCGCAGGCGGTGAATGATATAGCCGATGCCTTGCTTATGCAAACACTGTTAGGTCATGGGAAAGGAAGACAAGCAAATGCGTAAGGAACGCAATCTGCGTTACCAGATGCGGAAGAAAGGCTACCGGTTCAACCGTGAGCAACGTGTGGCCGTGCTCCCAGAGGACAGCAAGAACCGCAGTGCGGTACAGGAGAAGCGGCTGCGGATATTGGGGTATGAATTTCAGTACAATATGTTTCAAACAATATAGAAATGAATAAAGTCCATATATGTGAAACATGTGAATATTGTACACATTCACCGAATTTGTTTCAGCCATACTATTGGTGTTCATGGTATGGGAAAGAAGTAAGAACACCAATTAACAAATGTGATAAAATAGTTCTCAAAATAAGAAAAGTATGAGTGCAAAAAGTGATATAATCAAAGTAACACCGTCTGAATTTATCGGGGTTGGCAACATGAAAGAAACCATTACCAGCAACGGCCATTTGTGTGGGTATTGTCATGGCAATGGCTTCTTTTGGAGCGGGCAGTATCGAGAACATGTGAAGAAAGACTGTCCTGTGTGTAATGGTAGCGGCCAACTCGATGCAGTTATAACAATAGAGTGGAAACCATCAAAACAATAGTATGGAAAAGAAATCAATAACGTGTTGCCTTTGCGGTAAAGAGATAAAAGGCGGTGCTTATAATGCACCGAGTGGCATCTATTGCCCTGACTGTTGGGAACGTAAGCCCAAACAGGAGAAGAAAAAGGAGGAAATGATTGCTTTGTCGCGTTTGGCAACACTTGGAAAAAATTTTAAGATATGAGCAATGCAGTAATGAAAGACGTGCAGCGTGCCATCAGGGAGCGCACCGTCGAAATGGGAAGCGAGGAATACGCGGCATTCATGCAGGAACTTGCCGAATGGGCACAAACGCAGGCCGACATGGCCGAATATGCCGATGATATTTACCAGCACTATGACAACGATTAAACAGTATTTAATCCCTTTTTAATAACTTCAAAATCCGTTTAATATGGAAAATGTAACAATGACCGCGGAAGAACGCCAAGAGTTCGAGGCGTACCGCGCAGAAAAGCAAAAGAAAGAAGCTGCGGCACAGCGCAAGCAGCAGCGTGAGAACTACGCCTCAATGGTGGACGATGAATTGCGTGCCACACTACCTGTCCTCCAAGAGTTGAGCGAACAAATCAAGACGGTTAAAAATACCGTTTTCGGCAACTTTGACGCCATTCTGAAAATGAAGTCGGAGGTGCTGGGACTTACGAAAGACGACCAGCGCAGCCACACGTTTACCACCAGCGACAGCAAACTGCGTCTTACCCTCGGCGTGAACACCATCGACGGCTACCGTGACACGGTGGAGGACGGCATCGCAATGGTCAAGGCATACATTGAAAGCCTTGCCAAAGACGAAACGAGCAAAGCCCTTGTGAATGCCGTGCTGCGTCTGCTTTCCCGTGACCAGAGCGGGAACATCAAGGCCAGCCGTGTGCTCCAGCTTCGTAAGATGGCCGAGGAAACGGGCAACGAGCGTTTTATCGAGGGTGTGCAAATCATCGAGGAAAGCTACCAGCCCACCGCGACAAAGAAATACATTCGTGCTGAATACAAAAACGAAAAGGGTGCTTGGGTGAATATTCCGCTCGGCATGACCGACGTGGAATAAAAAGCCGCGCCAGCTCCATCTGCAAAACTTAACCAACAGCGAGCTAGCGCAAAGCCTTTGCAAAAGGACGTTTGCAAAGGTAGTAAAAAGTAAGCAGATGGAGAAACGAAAACACCACGAAAGTACCATAGAGCGTGTAAGGATGGTTCGCGCCATTACCGAGCAGCACTATGAAAGCGGCAATCAGGCGCGGTGTTACAAGGCCGTATGGCGGCAGCATATTTTTCCAAAGTTCAAAATCTGCTATCGCACCTACCTGAATTATTTAGGCATACCGACGCCTCCGCCCGTGCAGCAGCCGCAGCAACTCACCTTATGGGATGCACTCAATGAAAGCCCCGCGACCTGAACGCGGGGCTTTTTCTTACCCTTTCCGCAGCGTCGGGGCAACCCCCGTCACTTTCGCGGCTTTCGGTACTGCCGTGATGTCCTGTGCGCTGGTGGTGTACCGCTCGACGCTTTCCATTAGTTCCGCGTGGTCGTGGTTGGTCGCCGAGGTGGTCAGCTGGAAGCCTGAAAAGTTATCCCCCCGCAATCCCTGCATGGCGGCATTTATCTGGTCTATCAAATCAAGAAACCCCAGCGCGTCGGACATTTTCGGGTCTGCCGCCCCGTGCGTGCCGACGGCTCGCGTCACCAGATGCAGGCGCACGGCCACGTCGCCGCGCCGTGCGCCGTTGTTCTGCTGCCGCCACTCTATCGGCTCGAACTCCACGAACACGGCAGGCAAAGGCCATACAGCACCGCCGTTAAGCGTCTGGACGTTGTTGTTCCACAGGTCTATAAACTGAATATCTGGCACGCGCTCGGTAAGACGTGTGCAAATGGCCTGAAAAATCTGCTTTCTCATTTCCTTATGAATTTAGACAGTTGCATGTTGAAATCCGCGACGTTATCGGCAATGACGCCCTTTATTATTTCCTGCGTCCGTTTGCCGTCGCCCACAAACTGACGCTTCGGCATGGTAAATTTCCGCGTGTGCGCCCTTACAGTGTATTGCTTCCCTTTTCTGCTGGTTCGGGTATGCTGGCGCACAGGCTTTGTTCCCGTTCCGCCCTCGTTGTGTATAGCTGCGTATGGCACGGCGGACGTGAACCGCACGCCGTTGTCCCTTACTTCCGCTTTGACACTTCGGCGCATTGTCCCCGTAACCATCAGCAGCGACCCTTTCGCGTTGGGGTTGGCTCGGCGTTTCCATTTCTTTGTAAAAAACGCCTTTCGGTCGAAGTTCTTGTCGAACTCGTCGGAGAGTTCCACGCGCATATCGTCCAATATGTTTCTTTTAAGTTGTTCCCCGTCTATCATTTTGGGTGTTATTTTTATAATTAAACAAAAAATAATTCGTATTTTTGCCGATATGAAAGTGCCCGAACAAATAAAGAGTGCCGCAAAAAGTCTTATCGACCTTTACGGCGATGCCTTTGACTACCTCGGTAAGTACAAGGGCAAAGACGCTTTTTTGTTCCGTTTCCCAGAGGACACCGATACGGGCTTCCCTTACATCTACCTTTTCAAAGACGGCAAAGCCACCGAAGTAACGGGCTTTGAAGCATTGGGCATTATCCGTTTACTTGTCAAAGATTGATGCAAATTTAGTGTCGAACAGTTTGTTATCAACACGCAGCACGCCTCTTTTGGGGTAGGGTTTTGTCGCCCCGCTTTTGCACAGTTCGTCAATGCTCCTTTTCGCCCCGCTTCTCTCACTGTAAACCTGCGGTTCTATATACTTCAATGTACCGTCTTCAAAACGTTGCAGGACAGTTGCGTGTCCCCCTCCGTCTTTCCAGCCGATAGTCAGTATATATACGCCCGTCTCCTTGCAGCATTCCTCGAAATATTCAGCATATCTTTTTTTCGACATCTGTTTATATCCCTTTGCTATCATCCAGTCGTATGTCAGCGTCGGCACGGCTGGCGACCCGTCCGTGTTCTTCCATGCCTCGAACGAACGCTGGCGTGACAGGTATTCCGACAACGAGTTTTTGGTGTTTGCCTTTGCGGTCACGTTAAAGCCCATCAGCCGCAATACATAAGCGGGGGCGCAGGTCTGGCAGTTGATGCTGTATTCGTATTTTTTGCCATAGTTCGGATTGGCGTGCTGCTGGTCTGCCTGCTCGACGGTCATAGGTTTTCCCTTTGTTATTTTCAGGGCTTCTTCTATTTCAAGGTTGTGCGCGGCAATGGCCTGCTTTTCTTCAGGCGTCAGGTTGTCGGGCAGTTCCTCGACCATGTCGCGGATGCGTTTCTCCCTGATGGCTTCCTGCGTCACCTGTTCGATGACCTGCTTTGCCTCTGCGGGTGCTTTGAAATACGGGTGCTTTGGCGGGAACAGTTGCAGCGACTTTCCAGCGTTATACCTGAAAATGGCCTTTTTCGCCCCCTCCGTGCAGTTCTGCCCGCGCTTCATGGCCAGTTCTGGGTCGGATGCGGGATATTTGTTCTTTCGCACCTGTACGGCCGTGCATCGGCAGTTCCAGCCGTTTGGCGGCAGGAACATGTCCCAGAACGGGTCGGACGGCGGCAGTGTCGTGCCGTTGAGTATGGCGTGTTCCTCGCGCACCTTGTCGTCGCCCGCCGTGCGGTACTGCAAGTTGTAACGGTCGCCGTCCTGCTCGAAGTCGTGCCATTTGGCCGCCATCTGCGCCGCCCCGAGCGCGTGGTTGTATTCCGCGTACAGGTAATTGTGGTTGTACTGCGCGTTTATCTGCTTTACGTCCGTCAGGAACTCCCCGAACGGTTTGATGTCGCCCTTTTCCGTGAGCATGGACAGCCCCACTTCACGCAGCGCGTGGAATGTCTTAAATCCCGAAAACACAAAAGCGTTGTTTTCGAGGGCATAACGTATGGTGTCGGGCACTTCATGGGGCAGCGCGCTGCCGACGGCCGTGTCAATCACGCGCAGCGTCTCGTTAATGAGAGCCTGCGCCTGCGGTTCTGTCAGGCATGAAACATCAAATCCCCCGTTCTGGTACACCGTTTTTGCCGCCTCGTCAAACAGCGCGTCGTTGAAGTCAAACGGGCGGCCGCCCTCGGAGAGCGTCAGCAGTTCACGCCCGTAAAGCGAACGCAACGCCGCGTTGAAAGCCTTGTACCCCCTGCGCAGCCCCACACCCGTGGGGCTTACCCGAAAAAAGCATCAGGCTGTGTTTTTGCTTGGCGCACGCCCGTTATGGGGATGTTGTAGTTATCGACGAAATACTGCGGGTCAATTTCGTAATATTCCAGCAGCAGGCGTTCCTCCTCGCGCCTTTCGGCGGGACTGAACGATGCCGCGTCGTCCCATTGGAACGTCAGCCCCTGCACGGGGAAACCGTGCCGCGCCATGAGTGGCAGCAGCTTGTCGTTTACGACGTTCGCCACCATCTTTGCGTCGGCCTTTACCACGTCCTCGAAAATTTCAAGGTGCGTTTCCGACTGCGACAGGGACGAACCGCTGTCGATGGTCATTGTCT